GGCTGTATTAACTTCGTTACCTCCGCCCCCACCGTCAGAAGTTAGAGATGTCCCAGTTCATGCTGTGCCAGTTGCCAATGACCGAACGTAAGCACTTGAACCGCTTGCAATGATCTGAGAGAAAAGACCGTCAAAGTCAAGATCATTTGTTGAACTGTTTACCGTGATAGCACTGATGTTTTGTGTACCAGTTGCAGCCGCTGTGATAACGTATGAGTTGATAGTAGTGATAGCTCCAAGAACTTCATTACCAACAGTACCCCAATACCAAGCATACCCAGCCGCTCCAGCGATAGCCGTAACCGAACAAGCGATTGAATCAGTTGAACCCGTTGACCACGTTGGAGAAGCAACAGCCGACTTAGTAGCATGGAACCCGCTGATTGTGTCAGTAGTGCCGTCCGCATTAGTACGAGTATAGTTGGTTTTAACTCCACCTGATACACTTGACTCGAACGCACCGCTCATAGTCAACGCAACACAGTAAACCTTTTGAGCCGCACCGATAGTTCCACCAGTTGGAGATACGCTAACCGCAGGAGTCGCAGTAGTTCCAAGGTCAACCGAAGCATTACCACCTAGAATCATGCGCTCTTCTTGAATCATAAGACCAAGGAGATTGCCTTCAATCGCACGATCTTTTGCGCTATCGAATTGCTCAGCTGCATAATCAGCTTCAAATGTTACATAATCCTCAAGACCAATACCTTTATATGCCGCTGTTTTGTCTACAAGTGTCACAGATGTAGTTCCACCGCGTTGACCTTCGGTTACACCTGCATGGACATTTCCGCTGTTAATAGCTGTAATTACTTTCCAATGTGTAGCTGTGCCACCGTTCGCCATTACACGAGGGATGCTGTTACGCAACGGAGTGATTACGGGATAGATTTTAAGCGCAGGGGCTTGCAAATCATAGTTAACTAGACCAGTTGCCTGAGTATACGCCTTGTTAATATCCTGCCACTCTTTGCGAGCGGCTCCAATAGATGCGAGTGTTTCATTTGTTAGAGATGCCATAGTATTCCTTTGTTTTAAGTTGGATGTGATTAAATCACAGATTGACGAGCCGCACGAATTAGCTCTTGCGGTGTCATATCTTCCGCACGTTTGCTAATTTCCTTACCCTCATCGCCTTTTACTATAATTGCCGTCTCCAATTTGGATGGGGCTGGCATAGCTTCCAGCTCCTTGATACGGTCTGCCATTTTGGCTAATTCTGATGATTGCACTTCAAAAGCTTTTTGAATATCAAACTCATTGTCTGATTTGTCCATCTTTTCGGTTTCATCTTCTGCACCCATCATCTTGTTACACAATTCAATGATCGTACTTAAGTGGGCTTTATTAGCAGAAGAGATAGACGCACCCGCTTTTTCGATTGCCTCTTCGATAACTTCGTCAGCTTTTACAATATCTTCCACTTTTTCAGCGTATTCCATTGTTTCTTCTGCTACTGATTCACCGCTTCCGTTATCTTCTTTTATTTCGGACACAATGAACGCTTTTAATGCTGTTACAGCATCCTGCAAAGCTTTTACCTGCTCAGGGATAACTTCCTCTTCGCTTGTTTCATTACTAAGCAAAGACATGATGCTCGATAACGCACCTAGAGCGGTTGCAGTATCCCATACCTCTTCACCAATGAAACCTTTTAGAACGTCGAGTTGTGTATCAGATTTTTCTGCAACTACCTCTTCAACGTCTTCGATTTTTTCGTTTTCCATTCCATCGCCTTTCCATAAATTGAATACTGCCTCAGGATTAGCGGGTCGATCTACTAAGCTGATTTCAGTAAGTCTTAACTTAGAAATTATGCCACCGCTTTTTGCAATGGATTTACCACCGATGGAGAAGCCGTTATAAACTCCCTTTTTGACTTTCTCCCATGCTTGGTCGTCAACTACATTAACCGATAGATATAAACCCTTATCGTTGATCTCTGCACTTACGGCTTTACCGATGGCCGACGGTTGATGCATCTCTCGAATATTGGCAAAGCGCATATACTCAGGTAATGCCTCCTCTATCGCTTCAAGCTTAACGACTTCCCCTTGTACGTCCATCGCTTCGGTTGAGGCGTAACCCTCGACAATTCTCTCTTCATCGTTTACTTTCGTAATGTCACAGTAAAAATTCATTTAATCTCCTTATGCATTTTCTAGCCATCCAAACCAGTTGCCCGTCACGATAGCGGCCTTATCCACTGTCACCTCCATAAGCACTATCGAACCCGCAGGAAATGGACCCGCAGGGATAGGGAAGGTATACGCCACACTCATGTCTTGCATTGAGATAGACCCAAATGGAATGTAAGTGCCATATTGTGATAAATCATGACCATCGAAATAGGATGAGCTTATTTTAATAATAGCACCTGCCGCAGCCGTTCCGCTAATCGAGCCGCCCGTTGCACCGCTTACAAAGAGTTTTTTACCGACTGGCACCATTCTAGCAGTTGATGCACATCGTCGTGAACCAGCATCAATTTGAGAATAGATAACTCCCCCGCTGGTTGCCGTAATAGTTCCTACTGCCGAATGAGCAGAACCAACGGTTAAAATGTGCATACATTGGATAAAGCGTATATTTGTGGCCACTGTCAATACGGGGGTAATCCCATTCATAGTAATAGTTTCAATCATAGGGTTTAGATTAGCATCTAAGTAATGAATATCCATTGTGCGGATACCAGTGCCTACGGGTGAGCCATCATCTGATGCAGAAGTCGAGACGATTGACATTTGAACGCCAGCTTGCTCGGGGATATTAAATACACCATCGGGCCATATAACGTGATTAGTAGTTGCTCCCGTTGATACATACTGACCATAGCCATAAAAAGAAGATGCGCCCACTACGTTACCACGAGCGATCTCAATCATTAGATCAGTTGATTTAAAACCGCCATTTGTTTTATCGAGTGATGAATCTATAATGTCAGCTGTATTAATTACCGCGCCATCCTCTTTAATCTCGCGCCCCGTATCGGCATACTGTAAATTAATATCTGCCGTCATTTGTTCTCCTTAATCTTTAGAATAGGTACAACGGTACAGCGGCAATGAGGATGGTATGAAGGCGCCATGTGTCCGCTTTGGAATGCTTTATCAATAGGAATAGCCCCTTGCTTTGCGTTCATAATATCATCGTCTCCGTGATTCTCGTTAGTTCCTAAAATAGACTGCTTACCCTCAACCACTCCCGACGCTTGCCATGCGATTAAGTTGCCCGTATTCCATGCAGTATTTGTTTCGGTAATTGCTATCATATTAGCCCGTGATTTACTGAAAGCATGATTGGACATAATGGACTCTTTCAGCTCTTTAGCGTTCATACCGCCTTCGACTGCTGATGTTACCTCACAACGCAATGCGTCCCGTGTTGTTTCGGTGATAGCCCATTTAGCGTCAGGATTTGGTACGAGTTCACCGTCCACCCATTTCATACCTACAAGTTCCGCACCACGTTCTTTAATCCATAATTCAGATTCTACGCTCGCCACGTCAAAGGAGTCTTTAGTAGTGATTTTTAAATCACCTAATGACTTCTTAACGGCTTCTGCCATAATCGCACCGTCTGACACTTCAATCTCTTTTATGAAATCATCGAAATATGGTACTAAATCAATGGTATCTATATTCTCAATATTGATAACGGACGATAGGCTTTTCCCTATGTCCGCTAAAGTCTTTCCCAAGGCCACCTCTAAATGTGCGGCATACTCATCGACTGGATTAGTGGTATTGTCTGCCTTAGCTATCTTCTCTGCTATTTGTGCGGTTTCAGACTTATCGATAACTTTGACTTCAATACCTAAACGCTCTTGGACGTATTCAGGAGTATAGACACCGCTAACAAGATAAATTTGGTCGATTTGTGCTTGCAATAGTGGGTCAATCTCTTTTTCTTGTAACCATGTGAACTCGATATCATCAACACCCAAATACTTCTCAATGATGGTATTGTGGAGCATGGATAGGTATTCAAGCCATGGGTGTAAGCCCTCTTGCTCTGCCGCATCCATTGAAGCCTCAGCACTTGCACGGTTCATCGCTTTGGTAAGTGCTTGTGCGCTGATAGAGAACGCATAAGAGATAATTTTAGCGAGCCACTCATCAAACTCATCTTTTAGCAGTTCTGTTTTAGTCTCTTGATACTTTGCACCACTTGGAACAAAACGAGCTTTGCGACGCTCTGCTGTATTGCCTGCAAGGATACTGTCCCAGTACGTTTGGAATTGTGCAATGTTATCGGGTGTCCAATCGGCTGGTACTTCCATGATAGCGTCGGGAACTGTCCCGCTGGTAAAGTATTCGAGTTGTGACGCTTGACGACGCAGTGCCATATTAATAGTCATAATGATTTGTTCTACTGGACTAAATCCGTAAAGCTTATTAGTGCGACGGTTGCGGTTTGAGTAATAGAGTTCATCCACTGAGTAATCAACAGCTGGAACGCCTTTTAATATTTGTTGATATGCAGGAGATGGAGCCATAGGAGTACGGCCTCCGATATCAATCATGCGATTAATCGTTGCAGGGTCGATTAGGTCAATTGAATAAACACCGCCACCTCTATTCATGCGCGGGTAAATAGCAGTAGCATCGATTACCAATAAGTCCTCGATAATCATCCGTAGCCATTGTGCGTGCGTGTTTACTTTGTCGGGGTATTTAAAGAAGGCTTTTACCTCTTTTAATTTAGCGTCCTCTTCCCGTCCGTCTTTATAGCGAACATCCCATTTTTGACGGGACAATTGATCCTTTTTAGTTTCAATCGCCAAACGTGTCAAGTCGTGATTATCCGCAAGTGCGCGTAAATC